ATTAAAGAACTGAAAGATTACATCACTAGAACATATGACCAGCACTATTCTGCTGGCGATGATAAGATTCAAACTCTGGATCTTATCGAAGCTTGTGGTGATGGTGAGGCATTCTGTCGCAGCAACATCCTCAAGTATGCGTCAAGATATGATAAGAAAGGCACTGCCCGTCGTGACATTATGAAGATCTTGCACTATGCTGTACTTCTGATGCATTTTAATGACAAGAATGCAAATCGTGAAACTTATCCACAATGAAACTGAAACCACTCAATACTATGAAACTGTCTGATAACACTCTCACGGTACTAAAAAACTTTGCTGGAATTAACAATTCTATTCTGGTGAAAGAAGGCACTCGTCTCCGCACTATCTCTGTTGCTAAAAACATTCTGGCAGAAGCAGATATTAAGGAAGATTTTCCCCGTGACTTTGCAATTTATGATTTAAACCAATTCTTGAATGGTTTGAGTCTTCATCAAGATCCTGATCTTGACTTTAATCAAGATAGTTACTTGAGCATTAAAGAAGGTAAGCGTCGAGTCAAGTATTTTTACGCTGACCCTGCGGTTATTGTTTCTCCTCCAGAGAAAGAGATTACTCTTCCTACTGAAGATGTATGTTTTCAATTGGATAGTGCTTCTCTTGAAAAACTAGTTAAGGCGGCACAAGTTTATCAACTCCCAGACTTTTCTGCCGTTGGCGAAGCAGGCGTTATCAAACTAGTAGTACATGACAAGAAGAACGATACTTCTAACCAGTATGCTATTGTTGTAGGTGAGACTGACCAAGAGTTTTCTTTCAACTTCAAAGTGGAGAATATCAAGATTATTCCTGGTGCCTATGATGTAGTTGTTTCCTCTAAACTTCTTTCTAAATTCACTAATACTAAGTATAATCTAAAGTATTACATTGCCCTTGAACCCGATTCAACTTTTGGATGATGCACTAGTTAGGATGAGGATTGTGGGTAGCATCGGAGTTATTGTTGCCTACTTTATCATTCTTCACGTCAGTTCTTTTTGGGGGGTCCTAATACACTTTGTTGCAGATTTGATTACAATCCCATACTTTATTAGAACTAGGGCGTGGGACCTTGTTATAATGTTAACGTTCCTACTTTCAATTAGCGTTAGTAAACTTTTGATATGAACATCTTTGTTACGGACCCATCTCCATACAAGTCTGCTACGGTTCTCCCTGATAAGCACATTGTCAAGATGCCCTTAGAGACCTGTCAGATGCTTGCAATCGTATGTTCTGATAAATGGGGTCACGGATTTGGTAATCTTCCTAAGGCAGATGGAACTCCATATGCAACTGAGAAGGGAGCATTTCGCAATCATCCTTGCACCAAGTGGGCGAATGAATTTGTAACCAATTGGCAGTGGTTGCTTGCTCATGGACTTGCTATGTGTGAAGAGTACACTGCTCGCTATGGTAAGGTCCACACCTGCCACAAGACCCTTCTAGCAGCAAAGGAGATACTTCCTACTGCAGATCCACAAGGTCGCAGTGGAAAGGATACAACACCGTTTGTATTTGCTGGACCTGATGAGTTCAAGTATGATACAAGCATTGATATCTTCACTGCTTATAAGATGTATATTGCATCTAAACCTTGGGTATGCGATAATTATCTTCGCATCCCAGACCGTAAACCTGATTGGGTACAATGAAACATATTCTTTTTACCTTGAAAGGTTGTCCATTTGATTTGCTTGATGATAAAGAGTTCATACGAATGGTTTTGTTTAGGGCATCAAAAGAATGCAAGTCAACTCTGCTTGATTTGACAGTACATAAGTTTGATCCTCAAGGTGTGACTGGAATTGCCATGCTTGCTGAGAGTCATCTCAGTATCCATACTTGGCCAGAGAATGGTATGGCAGTTTGCGATGTCTTTACTTGTGGGGATACCGCTATGCCTGAAAATGGTGTAGAATATATGAAAGAACAATTGAAGGCAACTGATATTGTGTCAAATGAATTTGTTCGTCCTTTGGAATGACTATGCGTGATGAATTTCTTTGGGTTGAAAAATACCGACCCAAGACTATTGAAGAATGTATTCTCCCTGAGAGTACAAAGAAAACCTTTCAATCTTTCCTAGATAAAGGAGAGATTCCTAATATGCTACTTGCTGGTCCTCCAGGCATCGGCAAAACAACAGTAGCAAAGGCACTATGTAGAGAACTTGGAGTAGATGTATATGTCATCAATGGATCCGATGAGGGACGATTCCTCGATACTGTCAGAAACAATGCGAAAAACTTTGCTTCGACCGTATCGCTTACGTCAGATTCTAAACACAAAGTCATTATCATTGACGAAGCTGACAACACATCCAACGATGTACAACTCCTCCTACGGGCGTTTATTGAGGAGTTCGCTGGCAATTGCAGATTCATCTTCACTTGCAACTACAAAAACAAAATCCTCGAACCCCTCCACTCCAGGTGTGCTGTCGTGGAATTTGGGATCAAAGGAAAAGACCGACAATCCATTGCAGCACAATTCTTCAAGCGTCTCCAAGAAATCTTGGATACAGAAGGTGTTGAATATGATAACAAGGTCCTGGTAGAACTTGTTAATAAGCACTTTCCAGACTGGCGTCGTGTACTCAATGAGATTCAGCGATATTCTGTTAGTGGGAAGATTGATTCTGGCATTCTTGCTACTTTCTCTGATGTTGCTGTAAATGAACTTGTCAAGAACCTTAAGGAGAAGAACTTTGCAGAGGTTCGTAAGTGGATCGTTTCTAATCTGGATAATGATACTACTGTACTTATGCGTCGTATTTACGATGCTTGCTATTCATCCCTTACAAACGCTACTGTTCCTGCTGCTGTGCTCATTATTGCTAAGTATCAGTATCAGGCAGCATTCGTTGCCGACCAAGAAATAAATATGCTTGCTTGTTTAACCGAAATTATGGTGGAGTGTGAATTCAAATGATTGATGTAAAACTGATTCGTATCGTAACTGGTGAAGAAATTATTGGAGAGGTCCTCTCTGAAACTGATGATACTATTACCGTTCAAAATGGTTTGGTAGTTCTTCCTAGTGCTCAGGGTGTTGGATTTGCTCCTTGGGCAACAGTTATTAGTAAAGAAGAACCCGAGATTGAAATGTCTAAAAAACACATTGTATATGTGGTGGCAGTTCAAGAAGATGTTTCTAAAAAGTACAATGAAATGTTTGGAAGTAAACTAATTACTCCAGATACTAAAAAATTGATTGTTTAATTATGAAAACTAAAATTAAGGCACAAGTTAAATCCAGATTCTACTATGTCTTCTGGGGAACTGCTACTATAGCAGTTGTCTTAGGTCAATTATATGTTGGCACTGGGTATCGTATTTTGCATAATGATATGCAACAACTACTGAATAAGGTTGAGGGTGTTCTTCTTCGTGCTGATGAACCGAACTACCTATGAGTTTTATAAAAACTGACAAGAGTAATTTAGTTGAACCAAAGGTAAAAACCACTCCTCAAAATGTAGCAGAATCAAACGATAGTTTATTTCGTGCTACAATGAATTTACCTAATGCCGCAAAGCATTGTGGTATGACTGAGAAGGAAATGAAATTAACCTTCTGGGAATTTTTGAAATACAACAAACCTGATTATGAAATCTCTCAAGACTCCCCTCAGGTATCCAGGGGGTAAATCCCGTGCCTGTACAAAACTAGATCAATACATTCCCAATCTTGATGGGTATAGTGAATACCGTGAACCCTTTTTGGGTGGCGGTAGTGTTGCAATTCACATTACTAAAAAGTATCCACATCTTGACGTGTGGGTAAACGATCTGTATGAACCTCTCTATAACTTTTGGAGAGTTCTCCAAGATGATGGATATAATCTATATAAGAAACTTCAGGAACTTAAATCTAGATATCCTGATCCTATTTCTGCAAAAGGTCTTTTCCTTGAATCAAAAGAGTATCTAAATGATGAATCCAATAATGACGCTTTATGGCGTGCTGTCAGTTTTTATACTGTCAATAAGTGTTCTTTTTCTGGTCTCACCGAGTCATCCTCCTTCAGCAAACAAGCAAGTGACTCAAACTTCTCAATGCGAGGAATTGAAAAACTACAAGGATACACAAAGATAATCGAGAATTGGAAGATCACCAATCTCAGTTATGAGCAACTTCTTACTGACCATAAGAACATTTTTACTTACTTAGATCCACCATATGAGATTGGTTCTAATCTATATGGTAAGAAAGGAAGTATGCATAGTGGATTTAATCACGATCACTTTGCTGTCAAGTGTGACCGATTTGTTGGTCCTCAACTTATATCCTATAATTCATCTCAACTTATCAAAGACAGATTTGATGGGTGGCAAACAGGTGAATTTGATTTAACATATACTATGCGATCTGTTGGTGAGTATATGCGTGAACAGAAAGATCGTAAGGAACTTTTACTTTTTAATTATGAGTTCAATACAGATCTTTGATAACTTCTTACCAGAAAATACCTACCAAAAAATAAAGGATCGTATTTGTAGTCCAAGTCATCCCTGGTACTTTCAGAATAGTATCACTAGTATTGCAAATAAAGAACCCAGTATCAATAAGTTTGGATTCAATTTTTGTATAAAAGCATATAATGATGATTTTGGACTTCGTGATACTGAAGTTAAAAAAACATTTGATGTTCTAATTGATTTGTATCTAAAACAAAAAAAGGTTCTTAAAAAAGCGAGAATTGTTAGAACTAGGATGGATATGACTGTGTATTCAAATGAGTCTATTCTTTATGAACCACACGTAGATATTAATGAACCTAACTTAACATCTATTTTTTATGTGAATGATTCAGATGGTAATACAGTAATTTATGATCAGAAATGGAATCCTGAACAAGGTATCAATCAAGAACTTACTGTAATGAAAGAAATTGAACCAGTTGGGAATAGGTTAATTTCTTTTGATGGGTTACATATCCACACAGGTCATAATCCAATGAAACATTCAAATAGAATTTTGATCAATACCAACTTTGCATAATGGTTAAAGTTTTTGATGATTTCTTTTCCGAGGAAATCCACAATAAAATTTTTGATTTATTGACTAGACCTAAATGGTCATTTACTGGTGGAGAAGACACTAGTCCTTTCTGGCATATGGAGGCACTAGATCAAGAAGAATACTTTAGTGGTTTTCTTTACAGTATAATCAAGAAAAAACTTGGTGTTGACTATACATCTGGAAGAATCTATGCAAACGGGCAAACTGCTGGACAATCGGGATCTGCCCATATAGATGATAATGATTTTACTTTTCTTTATTATTCAAATACAACTTGGAAACCCGAGTGGAAAGGTGAACTCATCTTTCTAGATAATGATAAACAACCATTTAAGGTTGTTGGATATAAACCAAATAGAGCACTTCTATTTCCTGGTAGAATACTACACTACGCCAATGGACCAGATCGATTCTTTGGTGGTATGAGAATTTCCTTAGCATATAAATTATGGAACTGAAAGACTGGTTGAATTCGATTAATCAAACTAAAGACAACTTGATTGATGAAGACCCATCACTTGAAAAGGAGTATCCTCCTTATATTATCAACCGTTGTTTTTCGGGTCATCTCGATGCGATTATGTTCGCTAATGAGATGAACCAGTATCATTTTCTTCCTAAGAAACTTCAATATGATTTTTATCTAAATACTTTGAGGAAAAAGAAGAGGTTTTCTCCCTGGCTCCGACAAGATAAGATCAAAGATCTTGATTATGTCAAACGTTATTATGGTTATAGTAATGAAAAGGCAAAACAAGCTTTGAAAATTCTCACAGAAGAACAACTTAACGTTATTAAATCAAAATTTGATACTGGAGGAAAAAAATGAGCGTGGTTCAAGAACCCGAAGTGAAGTGGACACCTGAACAAATGGTTGAAGTGGTTCTTAATGAACCCGATGACTTTTTGAAAGTGCGTGAGACTTTGACTAGAATCGGAGTGGCATCAAGGAAAGAGAAAAAAATCTATCAATCCTGTCACATTTTACATAAACAAGGTAGATACTTCCTTGTTCACTTTAAAGAATTGTTTGCATTGGATGGCAAACACGCTAACCTTACAGTTAATGATGTTCAACGCCGAAATCGTATTGCTCAACTGCTTGCCGATTGGGGTCTAATTGGTATTGTAGATGTCTCTAAAATTCAAGATATCGCTCCGCTTAATCAGATTAAAGTACTTGCTTACAAAGACAAGCAAGACTGGATTCTCGAAACTAAGTACAATATTGGTGCGAAGAAGAAAAAGGTTGAAGTAACCGAATAAAAAACTACGGGGTGCAACACCCCGTTTTTTATGTCTTGTGTTAATATATACTTACGGATGCCTTCGGGGTCCACAAAACACAAACTCGCTTTAAAAGGAGCTACAATCATGGGAAACCTTGCACGGTATACTGCTGCGGATCTGCCTGCGTTGATGGAACGCATAAATAGGAATAGCATTGGAATGGATGAATACTTCGATAGGTTGTTTAATCTCCACGAAACAACGAAGAATTATCCACCATTTAATCTAGTCACGGTCAGCGCAGTAGAATCAAGACTAGAACTTGCACTTGCAGGATTTAAAAAGAAAGAAGTAAATGTCTACACACAAGACGGAAAACTCTTTGTCGAAGGACAGAAA